TCTTTTCTCATCAGCACCTAATCCACTTGCTTCTAATACTGCACCTAATGCACTTCCACCTGCAAATACTTTAGCAGTTGTTCCTAAAGTTTTCTCTCCGCCAAGTATGTTTTGAAAGAAACCTTTTATGCCTGTACCTTTAGCAAATGGTGCCTGAGTCATTGCTTTTTGTCCAATGATATTAGCAATACTTCCTTTACCCAGCAGTCCACCAAACTGTGTTCCAGGTATACCAAATAGTCCACCACCTATCAAAGCAGCTTTACCTATGTCTGATTTTAAAATTCCACTAATTCCTTTAGCAACACCTTTTACAGTATCCTTAATTGCATCACCAATACCTCCAAGAAAATAACCTTGTCTAGGAACGGCATTCATAATGCCTCCTTTGTTTCTTAATTCTCTGTACATTTGTGATCTAGATATTGGCATAATTTATATATTTTATACAAAATCTCCTATTTTACAACTATTCATCCTTATCAGATGCAGCACCTAAAGGTGGCATTGCCGCTACTTTTATTTTCAAAGACCTTGTAATAAACTCTCTTTGAGTAGGTGAGTTTGGGTCTGCAATGTCATCTTCAGCTTCTTGATCTGAACTATATTCATAGTTTGTTTGTGTGTTTCTTAATACCACCTCAGTTTCACATTTAACAACTGGCACCTTTTTGCCATTTATTATTGTGTAGTTTACTTCGCCTTCTTCTTTAAACGCCATGTTTCCTCCTAATCTCTATTTATTTCTAATATTGCAGCTGTGCCTTCTATATCATTAGCACTAGCTGCTTGAACTCGCAATATATCATTTTCTTCTAATACAATAGATCCATCTGCTATACTTTGAGAATCACTTGCTGCGATTGTATGTTTTGCAAACGTATATTGTGTGGTTGCTGAATTATCATAAATATGTGCATGTACAACTACGTTTCCCGCTCCTATATTTGCCATATGTATATTTTGAACAATGGCTCTTGAGTTAGATGGAACAGTGTAAATATCTGTTGCATCTGTAGTTGTTAAATCAAACTGTGCATTTTTATATATGTTAGCCATTAACTACTACTCCCCGAAGATTTAAACCAAGTAAACCTTTCAGTTTCTTGTTTTAACTCATTTAAAAAAGTAGAATTCAATTGTTCTGTTATCAAAGCAATTGCTCTGTTAATTTGTTTTTGGTTAGAGACATCGTAGTCTTCTTTTGGTTCTGGTATTCTTACTACTATCTTAGGCATTATTTATATCCAAACGGGTTACCTACATTAGTAGGTGCTGATGATTTTGATTTTGATGCTCCACCACTACCAATAGAACCCATTCCGCTGTAAGAAGGTCCACCACCTCCACTGCTGCTACCAAAGTTAGATTGCACTCCACCTGATCCACCAGAATATGGATTGGTTATATTAATTGTTTTAGGTGTTTTTGTAGTGTATGCAAAATCAGCTGTGTCACCATCTGGAGTTGTTGGTTTGATAGTTGTTATACCACCACCTGGTGCAACTGATAAACCTTGATCAATAATAGCTCCTGGTGCAACTGATAAACCTGAAGCAGGTGCTACTCCATAACCTGGAAAACCACTATAAGAAATAGGAGCTCCAGTTATTCTTGCTCTTATTATTTCATCTAATATTTCATCTTCATCATCTTCGTCATATGTAGATGTATTAGGTGGAAGACCAAATCCAAATGTTGTGTCTTTTAATATCTGTGCAGATTTTTTAGAGTCTATACCTTTTTTCAAATCTTTTGCTGTATTTCTTTTAGTTTCTTTTTGACCATAAATACCTTCAGTCAAATCCATAATTCCTCCTGTGCCAAACATTTTTTCTTCAAACTCATTAAGAGCTTTTAGTTTAGCTGCTTTTTGTTCAGGGTCTTTCATATTTTTATTAATCATGTCTCTTCTTTTTTGAATAGTTTCTGGTGTTACTTTAGCTAAATTATATCCTGCCATAATATTTTCAGCTGTATTTATATCACCACCATCGGATACAACTCTTCCAATATCATCTAATCTAATTCCAGAACCCAATGCTTCATTTTCTAAAATAGCTCTTCTGTTTGTAGGAAGTAAACTTGTAATACCTTGTAAAATTTTTTGCCCAGGTAAATTTGATAATAATCTTTCAATACCTGATTTTTGTCCAACTCCATAATAATCAGGATACATATCCATCATTTTATTGGCAGCAGTAGTTGTGTCATAAAAAGTTCTTTCAACAGCTTGTCTAGCATTGAAAGGACTATAGTCATCTGCAGTTCTTAATCTAGTTGGATCAGGATTGTAAACACTATAGCCATCAGCTGCACCAGTGTTAACTATTCCTTGTACAGGAGTTCCTGGTTGTACTGGTGTTTCTTCGTCTTCTGCTGGTGGCACTAATGGTGGAATAGTATCAGGAAATATCTTACCGTCTGGTAAGGCTTGTGCCAAATACTGCATTGCTAAATCATATAAAGTCGCCATTATCTTCTTCCGTCCGCTTGTATATCTATTCTAAATGTACCAAATCTCCAAGACTCAGAGCTTGAGTCGTTTTCTATTTTGACGTTAACAAAACGTCCTCTTGCCCTAGTATCCTTTTTATCAGTACTTGAGTTAATTGTAAAGGGACTTAAAGTTGTGGTTGTTTCTGACTGCTGAGGATATCGTTTAACTGCTAAAGTTACTTTAGCATTACCTTGTAGTGTTTTAAAGTCAGGTACAAATCTTCTCATAGCAAGAAAGACTTCACCAGAAATACTAGGCCCTGTTGCCTGACCCTGTGCTGATCTTGACCTTTGCTGTATGTCAAAGTCATAAGACTTAACAAAAGAAGTAACGGTTGTTGTACTACCATCAGGATTAACTTGATCAGTTCCAACTTCATGTTCAAATAAAACAGTTTGACCTAGTCCTGATTCACCTACGACTGTAGGGAAAGTTCCTGAAGATGAACTATTGAATTTAGTTGCAAAAGGTTTTGGATATACAGTTGAGTCAATCCAAGTTGTTCTAGCTTCTGTACCAATATACCATACTCCACCTTTCATTGCTTCACCATAATTAAATACTACATACTGATCGTTATACTCAGAGCCAGTAGTTGGATAATACCAAATTACTTCTGTAAATAGATTATTAATACCTGCATATATCTGTTGACCTTTTGTAGTATCAATTTGATCATACACATAATCTTCAACAGAACATGGTAATGATTTAACAGTACCATCAAACATAAAGAAACCATTTGGAGACATCCAAAAAGCAACACCATCTATTTCAACAGCTGCATTTTTACCTATCAAACCACAGTTGGTACCAACTTGTTCAAAACCAAATACAAAATCTCCACCAACAAATTTCATAGTATACAATGCATTATCTGTCCAAATTAAAATTGTTTCTTTTGCTTTTAATGCACCCATGATTTTTGTGCCGTCTTGAATTCTTTGTGATCCAGCTGTGTTAATTGCTGTAGCTGTATATTCATTAATATCTTCTTGATTAGAAAATCTTATAAACATGTCATCTTGAGTTGAAGGTGTACCAATAGTTGTTTCAGTTCCACAATGAATTAAGTGTCTAGTTGTAGGTGAAACAAGTGTTACCCTTGTTGCAGTTGGGTTATTAGTCGTTTGAAATCCTGATGTAGTTGTAGAAGCTCTAGTTGTTAATCTTGCTGCATCACCTGCGTTCCATGTGAATGTTTTACCATTCGCAATCGTTGCAATTAATACTTGACCAAAGTTACTTAATGACCAAAGACCTGGCTCAAGAGATACTTCTGATGCAGGAGCTGCTTCACCCCAGTCAACAAAATCTGCAGCGTTAGTAACTGTAGAACCATCAGAGTGTGCTGCTCTTGTTGATCCATCGACTGCTCTTACAATACCCGTTAAGTCATTACTAGATACACCACTATATGAAATTAATTCTGTGCCAACTTGTATTCTTCCTGATGTTGGAAATCCTGTTGTTGATGTTAAAGCAATAGTTGTTCCTACACCACCTGTACCATTTGCATCATCTAATAATGCACCATTCAAAGTATTAGTGACAGCACCTGTAACAGTTCCGTCCCACTCTGATACACCCCAACCATAACCATAAGACTGTGCAGCTGGACCAATTTTTTCATAAGGTTTAACTGCAATGCTTCCTCCTGTTGACACAGTTCCAGTAGCATTAGAACTTTGTGTAATTGTAAAAGTTGTAGATGTTGGAGTTGTGGTAACTTGAAATAATTTATCTTCAAAGTCAGATGCAGAATAACCTGTACCACCAGGTAAAGTTACAGTATCTAATAAAACAATATCACCTGCAGCTAAATTATGATTTGAAGAAGTTGTAATTGTACAAATTGCAGAACCTGAAGTAGTTGCAATAGTTGAAGAACTTAACGTAGATTTTAAAGGAGTAACATCATAAAGTTGTCCTTCAAAATAAATTAATAAAAATTTATCTGTACCAATCGCAACGTATCTATTTCCAGATAAATCTACAAATGCAAATTCTCTTCTTGCTACACCTACAATAGTATCAGTTACTAGAGAAGACCAACCACCAACTTTTTCTGGTAGTCCATATCTAAATCTTACATTATCACAATCAACCCATCTAAACTCTGCTCCAGAGTCTGTGTTTTGTTTGTCTATTCCTGGTAGGACTTTAAAATCAATTAGAGCCACGTATTAGCTCCTATATATTGTCTTTGTATATCCAACCTCTTGTTGCATTTACATAAACTAAAGTGAATGCAGCTGAGTTTGTAGATACGGTTAAATCAGACGCTGCTCCTAAAATATTAGAACCATTTCTTGCAACTGTTAAATTGTTAGACGCTAAGTTGTTTCCGCTGTCTATTAATGTAACTTCATTTCCAATACTTGGAGAAGCAGGTAGTGTAACTGTAACTGCTGCACCGATACCACCTCCTGATGTGTCAATAAGAATTTGGTCACCATTTACAGCTGTATAGTTTGCACTTGGTGTGTAGTATCCTTTGGTTTGCAATTTACCTGTAATGTTTGTTCCGTCAGAATATAAAACTGTTGTAGACCCAACAGGTAAAGTAAGCCCTGTACCTGATACAGTTTTTACTGTTAACGTATAGTTAGATGAAGACCTTGTTGTTGCATCTTCTACAATAAATACTCTTTCTGCAGAATCTGGCATAGTCACTGTTCTGTTTCCAGTTAGCGTGCCTGTAAATTTAAAATATAAATTCTTACCATTTGATACAGCACCATTAGATAAATCTAATGCTAAATCACCAGAACCAATATTTTGAGTTAAATATCCTGATGCTGCTTGTTCTAAAATTTGTAAATTAGTATTAGTAATGGTACCCCAAGTACCTGCCTTTTCACCTGTAGTGATAAGCTCTAATTTTATGTCACTCGAATAACTACTTGCCATTTATTTCTCCTATGGGTTATCTGGGTCAATTGGTACCCAAACACCAGTTGCGCCTGGATCTATCGGGATCCATGATATCACATCTACTAGGCTTGTTGCAAGCTCTAATTCTTGACCTGTAACAAGAACTGTTTGACCTATTTTAACTACCACATCTCCTGTAGATATATTAACTCTTTGACCAGTAGGTAAAATAACTGCTTTTCCAACTATTTGAACATTGCCTATAGCAAAGTTCATTCTTTGACCATTGACTGTTACAAATACACTAACGCCACCTGGATCAGCAAATGGTGAACTAGCAAATGAACTTCCTCCAAAAAACATTATGAACCTCTACTTGTTTGGATAGGTTCCCAAGTTTGTGTAGCACCTGGAACAATACCATCCCATTTTTTAATTAGAACTGTACCATCTGAAATATTAAATCTATTTCCTGTAACTAATGTAGTAGCTTTAGCTACGATAGTAACAGTTCCTGTTGATAAATTTTGTCTATTTGTTGTAACGATTGCTGTAGCATTTGCTTTTGTTGTAACATTACCAACTGTAATGTTAACTCTGTTTCCAGTTACTGAAACATTCGCTTTTGCAACAACTGTTACATCGCCTGTATCTGTATTAATTCTTGATCCAGTTGCAGGGACATTTGCTTTTGCAACTGTTGCAACTGTACCTGTAGATAAATTGACACCTGAACCTGTAACAGAGTATATAAATTTAAATGCAACAGATCCTGTTGATAAATTAACTCTCGATCCAGTAGGTAGTATTTTTGCTTTTGCAATAATAGTCGGATCGCCAGTATCTACATTAACCCTGTTGCCTGATACTCCGACCACGTCTGCAACATTAACTGTTCCTGTACTTAAATTAACTCTTTGCCCTGTAGGAACTACATTTGCATCTGCTGCAATTGTAACGGTTCCTGAAGCAAGTGCTGTTGCAATACCAGATACTCCAACGACATCTGCTACTTGAACATTACCAATATTAATATTGAGTCTATTTCCTGTAGGTAGAACTACAGCATCACCAGTGATACCAACAGTGCCTGTTGATTCATTAATCCTGATTCCTGTGACAATGGCCAATGCATTTGGATTAAATCCTGGATCTGCAAAAGGCGCTCCTGCAAACGACGTTCCGCCAAAAAACATAATATTATCCTTATAAAGGAGACAGCG